ACAACGGCGCCTTCTGATCCGTCCCAGTAAGGTATGTCCTCGAACCGGCGCTTGCGCTGGGTTTGGTTGCCCTGCGAGAGCGTCGCGCCGTGGCGATAGAGCTTCCACCCTTCCGCCCATTCGCCTTTCTCCAGAAAGGCGAGAGACTTGTTCCACAGCCCGTCGGAGTTCTCAGGGTCGATCGCCAGAAGCTGGTCGGCGTACTTTATCGCCTCGTCTGGCGTGTGCATGTTGATGCACGCGCCAGACATATTGGCCAGCGCACGCTGGTCGTGGGGGTCAGCCGCGAGGATGCGCAGCAGATGCTCGCGGGCGTACATCGTCCGCCCTGTGGACTGTAGGAGAAAGCTGAGGTTTAGCGCCGTCGACGCTGTCCACTGTAGGTTCAATGAGTGTTTAAACAGCACCTCCGCGAGTCCGAGTTTTTCGGCCTTGAGGTACAGAGTTGCTAAAATAAACACCAACATGGCGTTGTCGGGCTCACGCGACAGAGCGCGCTCCGCGTAGCCTGCGGCTTGCGCGAAGACGCGCATTTCAACTTCGTTTTCGTTCAGGACGGCAGAGATGAACTCTAGCTCGGATTCCATTTCTGGGTGACGAGCGAGATCAACTGCCACAGACAGGTCTAGTGGGGCATTGCTCATGGTGGGGGATTCCGTGTAAGAACAGGTTTTTTTTTATATTTTGTCAGCACGCAAAAAAGCTACCCTCCAGACGGAGGGCAGATTTAGACGCTACATCAGAACGTGTACGTCACCTGGAAGTTCGCGACTGCGGCAGCGCCTGCGGTTCCCGACACTTTCGTGGCGGTAATGAACCGGCGCCGTTCGCCGTTCGCCTCATCAGCCGACATAGTGACCGGCTTGCTGAGAGTAACGAGCGTGTCAGCAACACCAGCCAGAAAAGCTGACGCAGATAGCGACCCGTTCTCGGTGCGATAACCGTAGTTCATCACACACGCCGTTTCGCCACTGATGTGCTGCACTTCCAACTGAACGTTCTTGGCGTTCGGGGGGATAACGCACATCAACGCCATGCCAGACCCGGACGCGGATAGCGACGAGAGGCTGGCTTGGCCCGCAATCACGTTGATAACGTGGTTGCCGAGGGGCTGCACCGAAGCGGCAGCAAGAGATCCTGTAATCGTGACAGCCATTATTTAGGCTCCCTTGTTACTGGTTGCCGGAGTAAGAGGTCGTCAGCACGATGGACCCGAAATCAGAGCCGTTGTACTGAGTCTTCTTGAGGCCGGAAATCATGCCAGACGACACGCCCAACTGGTTGCGGTAGTCGAAAAGCTCTTCCACCCAGTTAAACTTGCCCATCGAAAAGCCCTTGCCGAACGCGAGCATCCCGGCCTGAGCCCCAGCGAAAATGGCACGCCGAGTCTTGGTCACAGCGGTGGTGGTGTTAGCACCGGCTGGTACGCGGGTGGACTCGTGCAGCACGACACCGTTGTAGATGCCCAACGCCCCGGTAAAGATCGGGTTGTTGTTTACACGCCCGCCCTGCATGGCGGCTTTCTGCGTGTCGTACCACGTGATCTTGTTCGCGGTAGCATCGGTACGGAGGTCGAGAACCTGCTCGGGCGACAGGAACATCACCCAGTATTCGTCGCCACCGTCTTTCAGTGGGCGAATCTGCGGGCTGATGGTCTTGGCGTGCTTCACCAAGTAGTCGATCGAGGTCAACTGGAAACGGTTGGTGCTGGACGCGGAGCCGACAGTTACGTCGCTCGCGTGGGTCGTACCAACAAGCTCGGTCGCACCGGCGACCTGATGGAAGTGATGGTTCGCGTCCGGTGCAATTGATGCCTGCAACCCGGTATAGCGCGTATCAACCACAGCGGTGTTGCCGCCAAGCTGATTGAAGAACCAAGTATCGATGCGGTCTGCGAACCAATCCTGCAAACCAACGCGAGCTTCCTCACGAATGGAGAACGGGATGCGCTGCTCGGTCATCTTGCCGCCCGACCGTACTGCGTGCCGCAGTTGGTCAATCAGCAGATCGTCGGTGTAGGTGGTCAGCGCCTCTTCGTTGCCTTCCAGAGTGCCGTCACCGAGGACACCGTCACCCGACAGAAGCATACGGAGCGTGCAGCGGACGCGATCGCCGTCGCCCTTCGAGGTGTCTTCGACTACCTGTAGGACGGAATTTGAACTTTTGCCGGTGAACTTGCCCACATACGTTGCCTTGAGCGCTTCGCGAGCCAGCTTGCGGCTCCAGAGCTTGACGGCTTCGGGGGCGTTCACACCATAGGTCGTATTAGCCATTTGGCCATCTCCTGTGAGTGTTTAAGCAATTCCCATTGCCACTATCGCGGGCTAACGTATGCGGTGATGACGCTCACAGCGGGCGAAGCTGCGCTGAGAAATCAGCGCAGCCCAAGGTTAACACACCAATGTGTTTAAACCATACCCTCTTTCGCGTGCAGGTCGTGCCAGTTATCGCCGGCGGTAGCTTTGTCGAAATCCGCGTCCGATAGCTTCATCAGGTCACGGATGCTCTTAGGCCCAGACTGTCCGCCCGTCCGTGAGCCAAGCGAGCTTGGGGTCTGGCGCTGTAGGGCGCCGGTCGCCGGGGGTGCCTGCGGCTGGGTCATGGAGTAGAAAGCCTCGGCAGGATTCCGGCCATGCGACAGAGCCGTCTGAATCACACCCATAGCCTCGTTAGTGACCATGTGATTGGCTTGCTCGGTGGTCATGCCGGTGCTCACCCACATCGCCGCACGCTGGCTTTTCAGCGCTTCGACACGCTGGTAGTAGTCCGGGTTCGACTGGGCATACTGCTGCTCTATGCCGTTGAACGTGTTGACTACGTGCTGAGTCTGCCGCAGTTGCTGCTGTTCCGCCTGCTGAGTCTCTTGGCTGCGCGCCTGCTCGGCAATACGCGCTTCAAGCTGTGCCTGTCTGCCGACGATATTCCCCGCAGGGTCATCATCGAAATTCGGGATCTGCTGCTGCTCTGGCTGCTGCCGCTGGCTCTCCAGGTAAGCGTTGAAACGCTGTTCTTGAGCCTGCAACTGGGCCTGCATCTGCTCGGTACGCTGTCGCTCGGCGTTACGCTCGCTGACGAGTTCCTGTATTCGGTCTTTGGCTGACTTGCCTCGCTTGGGCTTATCATCGTCAGTAGCGTCAGCAGCATCAGCCCCGCTGCTATCAGCATCGTCGTCGCCACTAGCGTCATCAACAGTATCAACTTCGGGTGCTTCTGGTGCTTCTGGTGCTTCAACGACATCTGCGGGTTCGTTATCCGTGGACGAAAAATCGAACGTGTCTGCTACGTGGTCAGCGATAATCGCTTCATCCGTTTTCTGGTCGGTCATTACTTGTCTCCTACCGCTGCGCTGCGGCCATGCGTGAGGTGGTGAGGTTAGTACGCGCCTTCAAAGTCGCTATATCCATCTGCGTTTCGGCGGATATTTCGGCTGTGTCCAGCTTTGCCATGCGGTTTAAACGTGCAATCTTGAACTGGGCTTCCAGTTTGTCTGCTTCTGCCTGATAACGCGCGGCAATCTCGGCGCGTTTGTCGGCACGCTCCTCCGCAGAACCCTCTGCGTTGGTAACGATTTCCATTTCGCGCAGGCGAGCGTCCAAGAGGATCCGGCGCTGGTCGTGCTGGTCCTGCAAGTCCAGTTCGCGGTTCTTGGTCTGCTCCTGCATCTGAGCGATTTGCAGTTTTTCCTGCGTTTTGGCGTTCTCTGCCTGCATCTGCTGCATCGCTTGCTGCATCTGCTGGATCTGCTGCTGCAATTCCTGCGGGCTACCGCCCTTCTGCTCTTGCTCTGCGACGTAGTCCATCCACTCGGTCGCCACCTTGTCAGGCAGCGGCGTGTACTTGAGCAGCGCGGGCGGAATCGGGATGCCAGCTCTCATAGCAGCGGGCAGGATGTTCTGGAGCGTCTGCCACGCTTCGTGCTTCATGTTCGGGCTGGTTGGGCTGTCATCTATGACGATGTCATAGCGCCGCACTTCCTCGGCGTTCCAGTCTGGGGGTAACTCACGGTTGGTGATGCGCGAGATCGTCTGCGTGTCGTAGGTCTCGACCAGCAGTTCGAGCAGCGCCCGCCCCTGAATCTTCCGGTACTGCTTGAGAGCCGAGGTCATCGGCGCCAAAATCGTCAGCGCGGACTTTTTGCGCTCGATCTCCAGCGTGCCGGACTGCTCATGCCCGACCATGCCCAGCATCTCCATGTTGATGCCGGTGCAGTCGCGGATACTGTTGATGGCGAACGACATCAGCTTGTCCATCGACTGCGGATACTCGCCGTGCGGCTTCGGCTGGATAGCCCCGCTGGCGAGTGCGCCTGATGCAACGTAAGCGATGCTGTCAGGCGACGCCCAGTTGTCTTCAAACTCGTCTTTGTCCTCGACGGCGTCCTCTTCAATGATCATGCCGCCTTTGGCGTTGACCTGAATGATGTAGAGCGCCTGAGAAAAGAACGTGTTCGCCCACCGCTGTGGGTCTGCCATCTGTTTAACCAGCCCATACCAAGTGCCGCTCTCCTCATCACGCTTGCCGGTGATGAAGTGAAACGAAAAGCTGCCGGGGGTCAGCGTCAGGGTCTCTTCGACCAGCGTCTTACCTACGACAATCTTCTGGTGGTACTCCCACTTGCGGATGCGCTTCGAGTCTTGCTGCTGCATCGGGTCCAGCTTGTCGAAACGGTCGTCAGGCACCTCGATGTAGCTCCCGTCCGTATCGCGGACGAGGTAAACGGTCACTTTCTTGCGGTACTGGTACTGGATAACCAGCACCTTGCCCGTCTCTGCTTCGTCAGACCGGGGGTTCTGGTCTTCGCGGTACTTCCACGAGGTCGAGGCGTCATGCTCGCCGCCCTCGGTGTCGTCGCGAAACATGGCGTCGCCGGAATCCATCTCGTCAGCGAACTCGGGCCATGTCTCTTGGGCTTCTTCCAGATCCCACAGCTTTTCGCGCAGCACCCAATTGGCGTCCTGCATACAGCGTCGACGGGCTTTGGGGTCCCAGCGCATCTCAAGCGGCGGGACGCGCTCGATGCAGAGCTTGCCTTGCGGGTCATCCTCGGTCGACATCAGCGTTTCGCAGACGCCTATGCCGCAGGTGATCGCGTCGGCGTAAGCCTCGCTGTCTTCGTCTTCGGCGTCGCACCGGTCGCGGATGTACTGAACCATGTCCGACATGGCGCCAGCGATCGGGTCGTCGTCGGTTTCGCGGCCCTTAAAGCGGACCTCGCGACGGTTGTCGGTCTCGAAGCCTGAGATCGAGTCAATCACGGGCGCGATGCGGTTAAACGTCACCACCGGGCGCTGGTTTTCCTCTAGCTTGGCGAGGTCTTCCTCTTCCCACTGGTTACCGTGACGGAAATTGAACCATAGTCGGCAGTTATCCCGCCAATCAGCTTGATTGCCTTCCATTGACGATTTGCGCGCTGCGTACACGTCAGCAACGTCGTCCGGGTATTTCTCGTCGGTGTCGTCATCAAGCATTACATTGACTGCCAAGTTTGCCCGCTGTGGCGGTTCTGCCGGGACCGGCGAGCGTAGCGATCCGGCGGCGTGTCTTCCACCCGCGAGTTGCGACGACCGGTGGCCAGATAGCGCAGCGCGTCGCAGCCGTGGCTAGACCAATCGTGCACGGGCATTGGCAGGTAGTCCCGTGTTACCCGATCTTGTTTACGCCGATAAGTATACAGCGCATTGATAAGTCGCTCACATTTCACGGCATCGATGTTTACACGCGACAACATTGCCTGCACAGAAGTGATGCCGTCATCTACCTTGAGCTTCGGCGCAGCTTTGAACTTCACGCCCAGTCTGGCGGCTATCTGCTTGGTCGATTGGGCGGTTTTCTGCCCATATTGACGCTTGACGATGTCCCACCCGGCTATGTGTTCTCCGTACTCATATCCTTCCTCTTGCGCTTTGTCGCGCACGAAGCGTGTAAACGTCTGGATGCCTTCGCCAGCGCCCTCATGGTAGTCGATGATGTTGACCATCCCGCCCGGAGGAAGCTGAAAGAAGATGATCGCCGTCGTGTCGACGCCGACATCCCATGCCGTATGCACCGGCAGGTCTTCCATGTGCGGTATCGAGGCGATTCGGTGCTGCTTCGCCATCTTGTTCATGTGCGAGATGTAGTAGGCACCTTCCATGCCGCCCTCGAAACTGCACATGAACTCTTGCTGAATTAACTCCTCAGACATCCCGGCGTCGCGCTCGGCCTGGAGGTCTTCCGGCGTCAGCACGCCGGTCTGCAACACGTCTAGTTTTTCGACGTACCACTCGGGGTTGTTAATCGCCATCTGGTACAGAGTGTGCAAATGGTTCGACTTTCCACGAGGCGTGCCGTTGAACAGTGACCAGCCGCCGTTTTCACGCAAAATTGGGCGAATAAAATCCCACCCGCGCGGGTCTTGCAGCGAAAATTCAGAGAAAACGCACCCTACTGGATTTGTGCCGACGATAGAGTCGATATTGTCAGAGCCAACGAGCTGAAAGACGCTGCCGTTCTTGAGCCGAATCCGCATCTCGGTTTCGTTCGGCTTGCCTTCTATCAGCTCCCGAGGGAAGTGGTTCAGGAAGCGAAAGCCAGACCCGTCGATACCATTCCATATAATCTTTCTTGCTTGCGAGTAGGTCGGAAGTAGATAGAAGTACAGTCCGGTTCGCATCATCATTGCGCGGATTAGCAGGTTTAAACAGCATTTGTCCTTCCCGGCGCGACGATGCCACACCGTCAATAAGCGGCGTTGCCCTTCGTCAAACGCCCGCCAGAGGGGGATTTGATAGTCGCGGGGCTGGAAATGGTACGGTAGACGAATCTCGGGGGCCACGGTGGGGGATGACCTTACATTTTGCGGCTACGCTTAGACCGTCCGCCTTCTTTCATCTTGCCCGCAGACTTGCCTTTGGCAATTGGCGAGGCGGGCTTGAGGTTGGCGTTCGCAGCGCGGCGGCTTTTGCCGTCGACAGTGGATGCCGGTTTCAGATTACTACGCATTTTTCGGACTCCATCAAGGTGTGCAGCACTCGTAACTGCAATTGTTGTGAACCCACTGATTTATGTCGCGGCCAGTCGTTACCGCTACGATCAGCACAAGGATGATAATCACAGGCTGCCTCATTTAAACAGCCTGTCACCTAGCGCCAGAAAGCCCATCAAGAGCCCGCCGACAGCCATAAGGATCATACCCGCTCCCTGCCATCGGTTCTGCTGCGCGGTCAAAACGTCTATTTTGGCGCTTGTTTTGGCCGCAAACGCTTCCATACTGCCTTGTTTTTCCTCTAACCGCTGCATCGCCATCTCGATGCGAAGCAAATGCTCACTATCAGTTAGTTTGTGTTCGGGAGTAGCCATACCGCTCCTGTGACACTGGTTATTGAGCCAATGAACAGGGGCAGGTTAGCCATAATCGCCGCGCCGACATCCTCGGCCAGCACATTGAAGGTCACGAGCAGCGTTACCAGTGCTGCTGCGCACGCTGCGATAGCTTTTGTATATTTCATGGGTACATCCCTATTGCGCCGACAGTCCATATGCCAACAGCTACGACCCAGAGCATAAACTCGTTCATCGGCGGATCACCTGCGGCGCGTTATCGAGAGCGTTGCCTTTGCCGCCGAACTGACCCTTTATGCCTTGTCTGTCAGAGCCGAGCGCCTGCGCGGCGGCTTGCCAGCCTTGGGCTTGCGGCATCGGTGCGTCATAGCCAGCGATCGGGGTGTCTACGATGCCAGCCTGACCTAGCAAATATTGCCGCATCTCAGGCGTCGCGTCCTTCAACAGCTCGAAATTGTCGGGGTCTTGACGGTACATCATCGCGTCTTGGGCTTTTTGAAGGTCACCCGGTGCGCCAGAGCCCATCATCTGGCCGATCTGAGAGCCCGAGAGCGTCCCCGCGCCGGGCATCATCCCCAGCGTGTTCTTGATTTGGTCCCACATCCCATCCATCAGAGTAATCCCGGCAGCAGACTTTTCAGTACGTCGCGTACTGTTTCGTTGGTGGATTCTGAAATAGCCGCCTCGACCTGTGCGCGAGTGACCGTCTGAGCAAGTCCAGTAACACCACCCGAAGTAAAAGTGATGTCGAGGTCTGTACCAGTGCGTTTAAACGTGAATTTGGTGGACGCACGATCTTTACCATCGTCCAATGTGAAGCACAGCTTATCATCAAGGCAGGGTTTTATTATCAGTTTGGTCTTTCCCGCCCCGGACTGCCCCTCTTGGTCGTCCGCCACGGTCGCGCACCCTGTAAGAAGTGACAGGGCAAGAATAAGGTATCTCATATCTTCTACCGCTCGAATGTCTCCGTTTGCACGTCTTCTGGCCGAAGCTGCTGCATGCCGAGCATCCCGGCGCCGCCCACCCCAATGCCGTTCAAGACGGTTTTGTGGA